ACTATCATATTTCGTGTGGTAATATTCTTCGATAATCTTCGCGTAATCCAACGACGACGACGGCCCGGTGGTTGACGTGAGTGGGTTATCGCGTTCGCTTTCAAATCCTTCCGTACCACTTTCATCATCACTGCCACCTATGTCGTTGTCGTTGTCGTGGTGGTGGTGGTGGTGGTGGTGGTCGTCCGCGTTCACCTGCGATTGTTTGATAACATACAGTGTCATTTCTTTATGATTATTCCATAAATCAATGACACATGACACCTCGCGCATCGTTTCGTAAGCAGTATGACTCGAGTGTGGAATATAATAGCATTCATCCACGCGCGGAAAGAAGAGTGGTGCATTTGTATTATAGTGATATTTGATTAGATGATTCGCAGACGCTGGAACTGGATTCGGGTGTACTATATTGTTTTCAAGAAGGTTCCGAACCACTTCAATCACAATATTATTCTTAGCAATGTTGTTCCGAATAATATCTGTAAGGTACAATGAATTTGATGAAGGGACTAATGAAAGATCCGTGAATACAACCACGACTTTTGATTCTGGGCTTGGAAGAGGAATTGTCGTACGCCATACGTCACGTGACCATTCGCGTTCGGAACGGTCTCGCGTATCATTACGGGATAGAATAGCTGGGTAGATTTGTGGTTCAAGACCGCGCGCGTTCATCTGACAGTATAAACTATGTGTGTCTTTCGGAAAACATGTACCCCCAAAACCGCGACGCCCATCCGGACCTGGAACTTGAAAATGTGATGTACCCATTCGGGCATCTTGTTTTGCAAGACTAGTTACTGTATTATAATCTGTGCCGGTTGAATTACAGAAATCATAAAATTCGTTCATCAAGCCTACTTTTGCAGAAAGAAAGCAGTTCTTCATGAGTTTTAACATTTCTGCTTCATTTGTGTCGCAAAATACGATGGACCGTGAATCAATTGCGCTATTTTTATAACTACGTTTGATCAATTTTGTAATACGTGTCTTGAATTCGTTATGCTGTATTTCTGACAAGTTTTGCGCAATTAACTTGTCATTTTCCTCACTTGGCGACGATCCATGCGAAACCATCATTTGTGACTTTGTAGGTATCCCTACAACCCACTCTTTCGTACTGCGAAAATCATTCTCCCATTTCGCTTCCGTAAGAAACTCTGGCATAAAATAGCATCCATGTTTGGCTGCAAATCCGACGGGTATTGTGCTTCGAATAATTTTATATGGGTTTGTGCATCGCGCGATTGTGTCTTCTAAGATTTTTGTATAACATGACCCATCATGATTGAGAGGGGTTGGTAGACACAGGAAAATGAGGTCGCATTCGCTATCTAGCTGTTCAAGTGTCATACCTGGCGGTTGACATGCTTCCGGGCGTATATCATATATATAGACTTCTATGGGTTTGAATAATAAGCGTTTGAAGAATGGAGGAGGCCATCCTCCTACTCCAATGTTGGCAGGAGGTGTGGTGATATGTACATCACTAAGACTCGCAGAGTAAGTTCTTACTGAATTTTGTTTGGCCGGAGTTGATGCTGTATCTGGTAACACTTCATATCTCTCAGTCGTATCGTTTTCGTCTTTTGCAAAATAATTCTTTGCGAAGATCTGGGTTGCTTTACCTACAAAACCATTTCCAATGATTCCGATTTTCATTTCCAAATGTAGTTTACTCTACTGTAATCAATATTAGCAACTGGTATTTAATATTGATTTATATACGTTTATTATATTTGGGGTAGTTCTTCTTCCTCTTCCTCTTCCTCTTCCTCTTCCTCTTCCTCTTCCTCTTCATCCTCTTCATCCTCTTCCTCTTGACTATTGTCTTCCTCATTTTCGTCATCGTCTGCGTCTTCGTCTTCGTGTTCGTCATCATCAGTATCCGGCTCATCTAACTTGATATTAAAAATCGCAACAACCATATCGGTCATATATTGCATATAACTCATCTTAGTTCCAAGACGTGTTCCTACGGAATCCATCACTGCAACTGTAATAAACAATCGATACAATGATCGTTTGAACATCAATCCGTAGTTATTCAGAATGTAATTGATCTCATAGATTTCAGATACTCCGAAAAATTTTATTTCAGGTGTAGTATAATCAATAAGAACACGCTTTAGCTCATTACGAAGATTGTCGTATCGCTCCGTATTCTTTTGAGGAATTACTGAAAGATCATTGCTATTTGATGATATATTCATCGGTTCTGAAAGTTCACAACTTACAATAATGTCAATGATTTTGTTGAACTTTCGCTGATACATGAGTTTCAATGATCGAAATAATATTTCTTGATCCGTTCTTGATAGACGACCAACAATACCAAAATCAAGAATACCAAGTTTATAAATGGTATTGAATTCTCCTTCCTTGTCTACGCGCGGCCGTTGTTCTTTAATAAACAACAAGTTACCTGGATGTAAATCTCCATGATAAATCGCACTACTGAATGCGGCGTTTGCATTGAATGTCGCTAACACTTTTCCAAAATGATCATAATCATCCGGATCAATATCTGTAACTTTCATTCCATCGATGTATTCCATAACAATAATGTCTGGGTTAATTTTTTCTGTATAATCATGGTAAGGTTTTGGTATTTTTACAAATTCACAGTTTTTCCAACGATTGTAGTATGTAGTAATATTTGAAAGTTCTTTACGGAAACATACTTGATCTTTTAAGCAAACGATATTCTGAAGAATTAGATTTTCTACATTCAGTGTTCGCAGGTATGGAAAATATTTGGTGATCTTTGCAAACATCACGAGGTTATTCATCGATGAATTAAAGTTTTTACTAATATTTTTGCGGAGGTATTTAATCACAACCGGAGTATCATCCGTTTCACCAATATACGCCTTAAAAATAAGTGACATCAATCCTGATTTGATCGGTGTATAATTATTCATAATTCGAAGAGGAAGATGTGGTGAACATTCCAACGACTTTTCCTCTAATTCTTTCAATTCGTCAACCTCATATTCTTCGGATGTATAGCTGACATTATCAGTATATTCACTGAAGAACTGATTGAGTTCGGTTGACACAATATTTCGGTTTGTTGCGAAAGCCTGGAAAATCTTTACATACATCATATTTTTCGCTGCAAGACGTTTACTTACATCGATCACTGCATTTGTTCGCGTCTTCCATCTGATTTTGTATTTTAGATACTCGGATAAACAAATATGAAATGACGATATTGTAAACCATATTGCACTGAAGAAATCACGGACGGACATTGTCTTATAATATTGGTTTGTTCGTTCAACATAATCGTCATAGTCTTCTTTCTCACGTTCACTCTCATCGTCACTGTCTTTCTCATAAATATTCCCCTCTTTATTACTGTTTATGTGTTCTTTTTCGTATTCGATATATTCATTTAACAACTCATCCATGACGAATGTTTAAACCAGAATTCTACGTGATCGGTTGACGTATACGTATATAATATCTATTATTCTAATACATATTACGCTAAAGTATTGTTTATTATAATTATTTATGATCGAAGTCCTTCAATTGCGACTTTCAAGCGAAAGTACATTTTTTTAATCAGGATACCAATTGCATTTTCCATCGCCACTGTGAGTTCTGTTTCATTGTCTGGTTTGAGTTTGAACATATGCAGTACTTGAATCGATGAAATAGGTGATGATGTGACAGCCGTCTCTTGATAAATGAATTTTTGAATATAAAGCGGGTACTCTAATAACTTGTACTTTTGTTCGAGTAATTGTGTGTGGTAATCGTATGGAATACTTTTACTCGTAAATATGATCTCTGTGTTACCATTACTTGCGTATCTCTTTGAGACTTTCGTATTGACATACATGTAGGTTTTGAAACCGCCTAAATCCCCGCCAATATCTCGGAATTGGTATAAAATATTATGTTCTGATGGATCGGTTGGGTGGGGATGAATATCAAGTACTTCAATGATATCTTTATTCACTTCATGAAGCAGTTTGTGAATGTTTATATTCAGAAGTGATACGATATCGAAGTTAGGGTTATTATAATTGTATTCCAGTGTAAATAGTTTCATTGCCAAATTTTTACCAAGTCTCATGTCATTTTGCGTACAAATTGGTTTGAATTGATTTGATGCTGTTGACATTATATCACTATTGTCGTTTGGTATATGTAGTAGTGACATAATGTTTATATTCGTTTGCGTTTGTATTAAAGGTCCATGCTGACCGTATTCTTCTCCGACCTTGGGCGTCTCTTCGACTTGTGTGGGGTCGAGTCTTGAGGAATATCTCCTAAACTTGATACATTGATCACGGTTGGTTCAAGTGATATGTCATCACCGGCCGATGCCATTGATCCAGTCATTCCAGAAAGAATATTCTGAAGTGTTGCGTTTCCTTGCTCTGGCTGGGACTGAGGGGCGCTACTACTGCTTCCGCCGGATGGCTGAATATTGATCGTCTTCGTCTTAAGACGTGACATCATATCGGATACATCAGTGGATGGACCACGCATCTCTGGGCGTCGTGATTTCTGTTCAGGCATGGGCATCGACATTGGTGTAGGCATTGCTGTCGCTCCAGGACGTACAGGTGGAGGAGGTGCAACCGGCCCCTTGGTTGCGATCGGTGGAGGAGGAGGACGTTGTTGTGCATAAGGAGGTGGGTCATTATTACGTCCCATACTTCCATTTCCACCAATGATATCGCTCATAAAATTACTAAATCCGGATCCTCGGCCACTACCGCCACCACCGCCGCCGGCTCCACCCGGACCACCTCCACCCATATTACTCGACATAGATGAAACGGCTGCTTGGGTAAACTGTTGCATAAGTTCGGGGTTCTGGCGCATGATATCGTCCATACCTGGAAGTGCCGATTTGAACATCGTGTTCGTCATATGAAGCATAATCGCGCTTCCGCCTAGTTGGAATAGAAGTTTCAACTCCGGCGACATCTTCGCCTTGGACTTGTATTTCTCATGAAGTTCGCCAAAAATCTCATCGTACTCATTCAGATTCTCGTTGACTTGTTCAGACCAGCCGTCAAGTTTCAGGTCAAATGGATCAAACTTGTTGTTTAAAAACTCGAGACCAGTAATACAAGCGAGTAGCATCTTTCCCTGGAACTTCACGCTATTTTGTCGCTCACGCTCTTCCATTTGAGTATCATATTCACCCTTCATCTCGGCATACGATGAATCCATGGAATACCGTTTGGTAAGCTGAACTCCCTTCTGTTCAAGCTCCTCTAACTTGCGAAGTAGCTTGAATTTCTCTTTCAACATCTCTTCTTTCGAAAGTTGAGGTGTTGGATCCACATTCGCATCGGGATCCATTGGAATATTATTAAATTTGCCATATCCATCCCATGTGCGATTATCTCCGTCCGTATTCGATGTTGATTGTCCTAAATTGATTCCGCCACTTTCACCACCACCACTGTTACCATTATCGCCATCTGACTTTGTCAAGTTAAATATTCCACTCAAAAAGCCGCCTCCACTGCTGCCTCCACCACCTCCGCTACTGCGTTCTCTCTCTTCATCATCACTACGTTTTGATACGTTACTGAGATCGTTGAGTTCATTCTCAAGTGCAGTAAGTTCACTTAAATCGATATCACCACCACCTCCACTGCTCTTCTTTTTATCACCATCTTTGAATTTATTATTCATCAGTAATTCAATACCTCCACCGAAGCTTCCTCCGCCACTACTACTGCTTCCACCACCACTCGACTTACCAAATGTAAACGTCGGCATGGTATCCAATGCACCTAAATCAATTTCTTCCGCCATCGTATTTTATGATATGGAGTATAATACAACTACGAAAACAATCTTTATACTAGATTTAATATCATTGAAATAGACAATAATATTCAAATTGATCCGCATTTTTTACATTTTGGCGTAAATGATTGCAGTAACCCACAAAATGAATCCTATATAAAATAAAATCTTATCGTTTGGATTATTTTGTATCATTTTGCTTGCAGTATAATATCCAGCTAGATTTGCTATAATGTCTGTTATTTTATTTCCCAAACCTTCATTCCAATACTTTTCAGGAATAATCCAGTATTTTTGTAATAACGGATAAATGGTTGGATGTTGTACTGAATATCCTTCAGTGATTTCCCATATTATCGATAAAAACACTACTAATCCATATTGTTTTGGATATATAACACCAATCATAAACCATAATATAAAATGTACAAAGGTGAATACATTTAGATATTGAAGATTCATTCTTATATATTAAATGTAGTATTAACTGTAGGTAATGTGCTCAATAAATGTACCCGCCATAATCCTTGCAAAAAACAATCTGCGAGATCATCCTTCTTTTTGTGATTTTCGAAGATGGGCATCCATTTTGCATAATCTGAATTATGTTTTCGAGAGATTTCGCCGAGTGATCGGCAAACTGCGATACCCGACTTTTTTCGATCAGCGTATGTTGAAGCATCCACACATACCGTCTCCGTGTTTGTAAGATCTAAGCTAGTGTCTGTATCGGTGAACAGTTTGAGTTTACATGATGCAGAAATGAACTCGATTTGGGGTATATGCTTCATAATAAAATACTGAGTAATCATACCTTGAAGCGTTTTCATGCGTGAAGCAAGTGTACTGATTTGATTTTCAATGATCATCATGTCGATTGGTGACGATGCTGATGGCACGTACAGTATCGCGTCAAGATGTTTCATCATGTTACGGCCGTATGTGATGAGGTCCAGATCATGTGCATACGTATAATTCGCCTTCTTGGGTTTCGCCGGTGGAGCTGTTCCTGCAATATAACTCGCATACTTACTTTCATCAAATGGCTCAAGGTAATCTCTCGAAAGTGACGTATTGATTTCTTGGACAAGGTCAGCTTTCCGAAGTTTTAGATTCACATGTTCTGTCTGAGAGGACATGGTTGAATTCACAGATGTCGAGAGATTTGCCTTAATATCCATAAGTTCACCAAGTTTCTTCTTTGAGAGAATCTCTGGTTTACGCTTGATCGGTAAAATCTCTCGACTCGGTGTTTTGTATTTGGATTTTTCAGAACATTTGGAGCAGTATAACAACGGTGGCGATGGCGTCGCCGTGGAAGATGGTAAATACATCCATTTCGCTAATTTGCTGTCATTCATGCATGTTCGTTTTGGCGCTGACTGTTCTTGTGATGCTGCAGTATGCGTGTTAGGTTCGAATCGTAGATCAATCACATCCCATCTCTCGATCTTTATCTGGTGAATCAGTTCTGATGGAGACAGAGATGGAAGTGGTGTATCTGGTATCTGAAACAAACAATATGCTAGGTTTTTCATACCTACATCAAAACTGATGATTCGCATATTTGTAATGATTGTAAATATAACAATGATTACAAAGTAAGGTTTATATAGATTCGCTTTTGAATTACTGCTGCTGTCCTCTTGCCTGTTGTTGGCGCTGGAATTCGAGAACTTGCTCCTGTGTGATTTCCGGTGCAATCATTCTCGCTTGAAGTGCTTCTCTCGAGAGATAGGTTTCCTTCAAGTCACTCTGGACATATCCGAACGGCTCTCTGTCATCCATCACAGATGCATACATGAATGGAACGTTGCGTTGATTTTCCTGCTCATATGCATTGACTTCAAATGACCCATGGCCTGACATATTGACAGCATCAATCTTGTTGAGGGTCATGATCTGATCCGCATTTGTCGTCAAAAATCGGCGATAGTCCCAGTTTGTCTTGATGTTTTCAGCGCGTCGAATCGACTCATTCACTGCATTACCTGGCTGCCATCCTGCAAAATTGCGTCCGTCATTCATGAGTGGTGGAAAATCAAAGTAAACATTATGACTTGAACTAAAATTCTTGGCCCAATGTGGTTGTGAATACGACATTTTACGTGTTTATTATGTATATCATTAGAATAAAAATAAGTGAGTTACACATTTGCGTTTTGTAATGCGTAAACTAGCTCAGCCTTCTTGAGTTTTTGTATTTCAGTGTATTTTTCGGGGTGCTGTTTGTATTTTTCCTTAAGCAAATGTCGTAATTCTGTTACAGACATACTCGTATACGATACATTTGCGGGAGCGGGTGCTGGAGAAGGAGCGGGTTCTGGTGCTAGTGCCGGCGCGGGTGCGGGCGCTTCACCAGAACTCGGTTCAGCTGGTAAAGACTGATCTTGTGATTTTTTGTATAACATAGTCAATACATCTGCTCCAGCGCTTTCATGTGACGACGATTTTGAAGGTAGTGGTTCTTGTATCGTTCCTAAATCAACTGTCACAAGTTTAATATCTGATATGTGATCAAGTGTATTACAAACGATATCTTCCACTTCTGTAACTAGGTGTGTTACTTGTTCGTCTCTTGTTTCGACAACTGGAGCTGGGTGAATTTTGTGATTGTCATCTGCGTCAACACTGTCGCTGTGACTTTCGGATTCGGATTCGGATTCGCTTTCACTTTCGGATTCGCCTTCGCTTTCACTACTAGTCCTACTAGTGCTACTAGTATCACTATCAGTTTCACTTTCAGTCGTGTCTTCACTGTCTGATGAAATCTCGATCAGGTTACTTTTCTTATTTTGAAATATGGCAGTATCTAAATGAATCATGTGAGGTTCATTGTACGCAGGTTGTTTTTGATCAACATGATCTTCATTCTCATTCATATATTCATTTGCGTATTCTAAAATGATACTTCCTTGAGGTTCATACTGCCTACCATTATCTGCAGAAATCTTATATAATCGGTTTATGTCTGTAGATGATTCTTCTATAAATTGCTGCAATATTAGTGCTTGTTCCTTTTGAGATTGTTCTAAAACATTCAGTCGTACTTTCATATATTGAAATACAGCATATATCAAAAGCGAACAAACGGCTAAACTAACAACAATGGTCAAAAAACTTAGTTCCATAGTATCGAAGATAGTAGGTATAATATAATACACTAGGATCTTATTTGATTATAATAAACGAAGTTTGAATATATTCCATTCATTGGGTTTATGTGTTTTTTATTAAAAAAAGTCCTGGTTTGAACCATAGGATTTCATTCGAAAAGTCATTTCACAGCCAAAAATATTTCGTTTGAAAACGTATTTTTTTCATAAAAGTCCTGGTTTGAACCATGAGAATTCATTTGAAAAGAGACTTTTCAGCCGAAAATATTTCGTTTAAAATTCGAATATTTTTAATAAAACCAGGGATTCCCTACCCCCTTCAAAATGGACATTTTTGGACATTGCGTAAAATGTTGCCAAACACGCAACATGTACGCAACATGTCCCAAAAATGTCCAAAATGGGGGTTGGCCAAAATACTTTTGAAACACGAAAAACATGCATTTTGTGACTGACCAGTCACAACTTTTTTGGATCGGACGAAAAATTTGTGACTGTAATTTTTTAGGACCTCCCGGCGCGTCCATCCCCCGAAGTTATAATATTGGACATTTTTATAGACGCCCAGATTTAGGCAACATATTCCGCAAGACTGATTTTACGCAAATGTTCCACTGTGATACTTGTGACATCAGTACCAATAACAAATTCGATTTTAATCGGCATCTTTTATCGTCAAAGCATCAACGGTTATGTTCTGAGAACGTCAAGTGCAAAAACTACTTTCACAGTCTCATTTCTGGCGATTCTGGCGTTTCCGCCGGTTCTGGCGCAAAATTGATCCCCCCAAAACCGACTTCCAAAAAATCCGATGCGCCGACCCCCCAAAAAACACCCATCAAAAATGTCGTCCAGATCGACCTTCACAATGAAGACGCCGAAAACAACGTTATCTATCATCCTTCCGTCGATGATGGTCACGTGACCAGCGCTGATCTAGAAAGTCACGTGACCGGTCACGTGACCTCCACTCCCCCTCCGACCGCCGCGTATAGTTGCAAATATTGTAAACGCCCCTATATCAACCGAACTGGATTATGGCGGCATAATAAGAAATATGGATCTGCATGTATTGTGAAAATGATGGAGTCGTCGAAACTGGAAAGTGCTGAAGAACTAAAGACGATGATTAATACGATGATTGATATGAACCAAGAATTCAAAACGCAGATCCTCGATTTATACAAAGCAAATGCAGCAGCAGCGGCGGCCGCATCTACAGCCGTTGTAGCTACCCCTACAACAGTGATTAATAATACGAATAATACGAATAACAATATGACGAATTGTTACAACCAAACGTTTAATCTGCAGTTCTTCTTAAACGAACAATGCAAAGACGCGATGAATATGAAAGATTTCGTGAATTCGATTCAGTTGAATACGGATGATCTTGAAAGTGTTGGGAAGTTGGGTTATGTCGAAGGGATGTCGAATATACTGATAACAAACCTGAATAAAACGGAATTACATAAACGACCGGTTCATTGTAGCGACATCAAACGTGAAACCTTGTATGTGAAGGATGAAGACAAGTGGGAACGAGATGGACCCGATCATGCGAAAATGACGAACGCTGTATTAGCAGTTGAACATAAGAACGTCCGACTTATGGGGGAATGGGCCGCACAACATCCGCGATGTATGGATAGTAACTCAAATGATAATGTGAAGTATTTCAAATTATCAAAAACGATAACGGATGGTGCTCAGGATGGTAATATTTCCAAGGTGATTAAGCGGGTGGCGAAGAATGTAGTTATCGATACAACTGCGGTAGTACCGCCGCCTGGATTGGATTAATACAGCATAAATATAATTAGTATTTATGTTGTATACCATGAACGAAATAATGAGCGACAATGTTGTACCACATGAAATGGTTGTTATGATTACAAATTTAATTAATTATTTGAATTTTTCTTTTTATGAGGCGCAGTTCACACAGGCACACGAAGAAGCACGGGCGAGTATTAATGCTGTATACAATGCAATATCAAGTGATCCTACAAAGGCACCTACGAGAAAACAATGTGTTACACTGTATACTGATATACGAATACTCGAAAATGTTACATATACAGATGATCCGGATTATTTTACATACAAGCGGTATTTACGTAAGTATATTGCCGAGTTAGAGACTACCCCTGAATAATCTTACTTGCACTCTCCACGATTTCGACAGGATATTCGAGATCGCGAAGAACTTTTAACCCTCCTTTGATCGTAGATATACCATCCGCAATCTTGTAGAGATAAGCTCCTGTTTCTGGTGATACTGACATATGAAGATTCGAAACTCCACTTCCGTTATGTTTTTGGAGAAGTTCGCATAATTCAATATAGTGTGTGGTGAGGATGAGATCGACATTTGGGTTCTTAGATATGTAGTCGATATATCCGTATGCTGCGGCGACTGCTTCGTACGGGTTTGTACCTGAGTAAAGCTCGTCAAATATACAGAAATGGCGTTTCTTCGGATTTTCCATAATGCATCGTAAAATTTCCATACACCGACGAGATTCTGCCTGGAATAAACTGTCACGACCAGATGTATCGGGAATATTCAAATAGCAGTGAAGGTAGTCATACGGATTCACTTCCGCACGTTCATAAAATCCGAAACCGATTTGCTGCGATAGAATAATGTTGAATAATGTCGTTTTAATGACAGTCGTCTTTCCTGCAGCATTTGGTCCGGTGATAATAAGTTGCTTGTCTAACGTGACATCATTTGTAACAACTTTGATCGATTCATTTGCTTTCAGTGGAGCGTATGCCTGTGATATAAGCTTTGTTATACCGTTTTTCTGAATCGGAGGCGGCAATGTTACTTCTTTCTTCTTTTTGTTGTCGTCGTCTTCGCCCTCGCCTTCGCCCTCGCCCTCACTCGTCTCTGGAATCGTTGGTAGCGGTTCAGTTACATTTGTTGGAACATCAAGTGGTTTACCAACAATGAACGAGCACTTCTTGATCATTCCATTCATAACAAATGCGCGGCATGCTGTCAAATGCTCCATATATGCATTGAAACCAAAACTATAATCAAGCAGCTCATTCAGGTCAGTCTGTGAAAACAAGGAATAATAATTCTTCATTACGTATCCAATCTGGAAGAATTTTGATACGGATACAGAAAATGGCGAAATGTCTGCAAGAGCCTTTGTAACTTCACTTAAAAGGGCATATCGGTTTGCTAATTCCTCGCGGAATGGTTCGTATGTGCTGAGGTGATACGTATGGATCATTTGGATCAAATAACTCATATTCACTCCAGTCGCAGTGAGATACCCGTGAATCGTATGAATGTGCTTGTGGACCAACTTGATATTATCATAGAAACGGATGCATGCCATAATGTTTTGGTAGATTTGGATAAAGTAAAAAATCACCGACATTAAAATATACATCTTTTGTTCAACCGAAACAGTATCAAATTGTGTTAGAAATTTGCCCACGGAATGTTGGCTAATGATCGTCTTCAAAATATCAACATACTCTGTAACAGATACAGCCAAACCGCGCATCATGAGAACGAAAAAGGGGATAATCAGGACAATAATCGGTGTTAAAAGAGCGATTACAGGTGACGAAATATTGTACAGACTAAGAAATTGAAGAAAGGATGACGATGTATTCAGTTTCGCAAGAAAGGGGGTTTCGACATAACTGAATTTCTCTTTGAAATCCGTGATTTTACCTGTACCGCGAAAATCCTTCCAAGTATCTTTCATTGTAGAGAATGCGTCGACACATGTTTTGCATTCGGTATTTTGTACTATATTTCGCTCTAGTAATTTCTCATCAAACATCTCGAATAATGTCTGGGTCTGTTTTAAATACTCGATGTCTGTGGTATAATATTTACTCCAGATGGGTAGATGTTCGGTACCATATACGGATGCAGGTGAGAATACATAGTGATATAAACCCTTGACAGTACTCGTAGTGGACTCGCTGTCAACACTTGCGTCGTGTGCTTTATTTGCGTTTGTTGATTTCGGTTGTATCATCTCTAAATCTTCAATAATCGATTCTGATAGTTCATGAAGTTTGGTTGGATCAGTATATGAAATCGGGTGTTTGAATATAGTTCCTGATCCAGAACCAGCCCCAGATCCAGCCCCAGATTTTGTATTCTTGTCCGTCACATCCGACGCTGGTTTTGCCCCTCCCAACCCGAAATTCTCCATCAATAGTTTCTTTATCTCATCCGGTTCACGTGGAAGGTCCGTCATCGATTCACGAACATCAGTTACCAACGAACATACATTAAAACAACAACCTCCCGTCATTGTATTTTGATTCTAAAGTATAAAATGAAATAATAATCTCATTTTAAACCATAATTATTGGAATGCTATATACATTCTTCGTTCTATTTATAGCCCTTCCATGAAATTTACAGGCAATTCTGTAATGATTGTGCCATAGTACGCCTCAATTTCCTTCTTGATACGCATATCACGTCGAGTAACAAAGTTGATACCAACACCCTTGCGACCCCAACGTCCAGAACGACCGATACGGTGCAAATAAATATGTACATCCTGTGGCATATCAAAGTTGATCACCGTACTTACCTGCTGAATATCAATACCGCGTGCAGTCACGTTGGATGAAATAAGAACACGATGAACACCCGCCTTAAATTCTTGATATGCTTTGTCTCGTTCACCTTTCTCCATTCCACTATGTATGCAGCATACGGGAAATCCGTCAAAAAGCATCGCTTCATGTAGATCGGCCACACGCTTCGTCGAATTGCAGAAAATAATACACTGTGAAACAGAAATCGTCTTGAATAAATCTTTCAACGTTAAGTATTTTTGCACATCATCATCTAGACCTACGTAATGTTGTTGAATTCCTTCCAGTGTCAACTGCTCTGCTTTCACCTGAATATTAACAGGTGATCGCATAAACTTTTCCGTAAGTGTGTAAAGTTCAGGTGGCATCGTTGCACTAAATAATACAACTTGAATATCGGATGGCATATACTGGAAAATATTGTAGATCTGATCGTTAAAACCGGCCGAAAGCATCTCATCTGCCTCGTCAAGTACCAACATATGCACATGTGATGCTTGAATATTATTACGACGTATCATATCAAACACACGTCCAGGGCAGCCTACGATAATATGAGGCGCGGACTTGCGTAGCTCTGCAGCATCTTCTGCGGTAGAAGTTCCACCGACAAGTAAACGTATTGTAAGCCCGGTCATCATTGCACCAATACCGTTGATCACATCGTAGATCTGTTTGGCCAACTCTCGTGTGGGTGCGAGAATCAATACTTGCGTCTTTGCCTTGGTAACATCGATACTTTGAAGCGCCGCGACAGTGAATGCACCAGTCTTACCAGTTCCAGATTGGGCTTGCGCAATTACATCGCGTTTGTGAATAATCGACATTATCGATTTTTGTTGAATGTTGCTCGGGTTTTCAAATCCATAAGCATATATACCTCGAAGGAGATCAGGCGAAATTTCGTCTACATCCTCCCATTTCTTGAATTCAGGATACGCCGCACCACTGCCACATGTCGCAGAGGCAGAGTCAGTGGAATCGGTGGCGCTTGGGGTCCTCGGAGTATCGTCTGTAGATGACATAATAATTGAATACGGTATAAAGTCACGAAATAATGTCGGATATGTCTAATAATGATATCATATTATATTTAAGTAAGTTTGAAACCATGATTTAAATACATGCGTTGAGTATACATCAACAAATATGAGTTTGTTTTCAATTAATTTCACTGAGTTTGATCATGTTTTTTGTGAAGCATCTATTTACAATAATGGTTATGAATACATGAATTCTGCTACTGCGTTATTTATAAGTTTTGTAGGTATGTTTGGATTATCTTATAATTCATATCAGTCGATCAATCTTGATATGTTGTACTGTAGTTTAATTATCAATGGTATCACGTCGTCCATATATCACCATACCCATTTTATAGGTTGGGGTCTTTTAGATAGATGCTCGATGATATACATATCTACATATTGTTACAACATATTCTTAGAGTTATTAACAGCTAGAAAGTCAATACTATTACATGTGTTACAACTAAAATTAATCGTATACTTAACATATTTAAGTGCAATAACCGGTTTACATAACGAAACACTTTTTAACAATTTATTCGGATTTTTCTTAGGTAGTATGCTGATTTTTTTAATAGCATGTCGAATCAAATATCCAAATATTCCAAAAAAAGTATTTAATTATGGAGTAAGGGGTACTGTATATATTACAGTAGCTGGTATTAGTTGGATTATAACAGAAAATCTGTGTGATAAATATGTTGTTATGAAATATTTGTATGGACACTCGTTATGGCATGTGGCAGTATCGTTAGGCGGGTACTATATTTCATTAATACCGATATATATGTATAAAAATAATGATAGCAATATTAAACTTCAATATAAATACAATATTCCGTATATACCTTAGTTGTATATCCACCAAATACACCTCATACAGGCTACATGCGTCATATACGACGTCTACTTCCACCAGCCAGGCTTGAAATATTCAAACATCCGGCGATCTGTCTGATATGCACCCCATTTCGTCGCCTTGATCATTGCCCGGAATTGTGGCGATACAAGCGCGCGCACCATCGTCTCACCATCCTCTGCCGACGACACCGGCAACCCAAACGAAAATTGCCCCATTCCGTAGTTTCCACTCAGGTCAAGATATGGGTACAATTTTTCATTGAAGTTCAAGATTACTTTCGCCACGCCAAAATGCCCGCGTGTGTTTGTATTCGAATACCATAACCCGATACCTTTTCGTGTCATGGTGTGGACAACTGGATAAATAAATTCTCCGGCGCGATACTCCGGCGACATGTGTGGAAGATCGCTTCCGTACGCAGAACGATCATAGATGACGCGCTTTGGATCTGCAATGTGATCAATGACAGTTCGAATGAATGTGAATTCTGAATTGGGTAAAAATGGCCAATCTCTCGGCGATACGATATTCAAAGTTCCGCCATCGGCTGGACTTGTGATAATCTTGCATTTCCCGTTATCATCACAACCTACATTACCACCGACTTTAACAATAAACAAATCCATTCTTTGCTGTACCTGTAAATCAAGAATTGCTGTCTTCTTATCGGTCATGTGAATATACTGTAGTGAACATGGTTCGGTTGTCATTTTTGCCCATAACCCATGCGGGCTATTTGGTTTTCGCCATAACGGCGGAGTGATAAAACATAAAAATCTCTCGGTCTGTGTGTTCTTGGAACTCAATAGTTCGAGAGATTTCAAGATGAACTTATCCCACAATATTTGTCCGCCTTTACTACTATTTCTCGCAGTATCTCTCGGTGTTTGAAATGGTGGATTTCCGATGATGACATCGTATTCTTGTTTTTGTTTGTTCACTCTGCATGTGTCTTCAGCTAAAAAGTCTGCACATTGGATATTTGCAAACGGACCAAATATTTCTCTCGTACGAATGACATTCTCTTCATTGATCTCTACCATGAATATCATATTCCGTAATATATGCTCATGTCGTGCTCTCTGGTCAGGAATCACTCTAGCAAGGCCATCCATTAGGCGAATATAAATGACAACACAGAAATTTCCAATACCTGAAGCTGGTTCTAACCAACGTAACTCTGGGTTGCTCCAAATCGCGGAAGGAAGTTCGTTGAGTAAATCACATATATACGAATATGGTGTGAAAACCTCGCCATATTTATTCTTTTCAAAATCACGTACCGAGAGATTTGCCCGGATAAAGTCTTCAATTGATAATTCATTTTGCGTATACAACTGGAACAATTTTCCTTGTTCATGGAAGGGCGATAACGGGTTCATAACGTTCTTAATAGCGCGTAGATTAAAATTGATATAAAACAACGATATATATTATAATAGACGCATCGCACGAAATAAAACGAGACGTGATGGCAAAAATAACTCATCGTTACGACCTTCCGGATTATGCTGCGTTTATGAGTATGGGATTTGACTTGAAACTGTCAGATGAGGTATTGAAATCGGTTTCAGATTTAGCTGATTTGGTGGGTGCGCCAACGTATATCAAGACGCCTGTGTTCCCGGTTCGCGAACCAGGAGATTTTAGATCGGCATCTGCTCCATTAAGTGGAGGCACCGGATATCATGTTGCCGGAAGCAGTGCAAATACATTTCAGAGTCGATTTGGCGGTGGCGAAAATGGCGGCTCACTCGGTGGAGGGGATGGTGGTGGGTATTCAATCACTCGGTCATCGTCTGGCGGCGGAGGTGGTGGTCGTCATCACCATCATCCTCAACAAATTCCGAATAGCGAATGGGACACGATTTTATCGTTTCAGAAGACGGAGATGAAGAAGAAGGAAGGAATCGAGTTAAGTATTGACAACATTCGGTCTGCTCTTAATAAACTCACGGACAAGACGTATGCAACCATGCTTGCAAACATTTTGAAAGAAATCAGCGCATTATTTACGGCGTCGAAAGAAGACACGTCAGAAGAGCACAACACAGTCGCAGTGATGGATCGTGTCGCATCGTCGATATTCAATACAGCGAGTTCGAATGCATTCTATTCGGAGATTTATGCGCGTTTGTTTCATGATTTGATGGAGAAGGAAAAAGAACCGGGTCATGAAGAATACGCAGTGTTTCGCGGTATTTTCGAAAAGAACCTTGCGTCATTTATGTCGCTATTTGAAACCATCGAGTACTGTGATCCCAAGAAGAATTACGACAAGTTTTGCGATATTAACAAGGCGAATGAGAAGCGAAAGGCCATGTCACTCTTCATTGTGAATTTGATGAAGATTGGAATTGTTGAGAAGTCCCAGGTGCTCGGTCTGATGCGTCAAATACAGGAACTCATGTATACGAATATGCGTCAGGAAGGAAAGACAAATGAAGTGGATGAACTCGCGGAGAATCTCTTTATTATGGTGAAGCATAGTCACATGGTGTTCGGTGGATCATCTGATGCAGAAACCGTGGAAATGTTCAAGTCTCGCGTCGAGCAAATCACCGAGGTTTCGAAGATGAAGTTAAAATCGAAACCGAGCATTACAAACAAAACAATCTTTAAGCATCTTGACATGTTGGATGAGATTTCTGGAAAAGCGAAGAAATAATATAGAGTGTAGAAGACAATATATAACACAGGTGACCGGTAGTTACGATACCTTCATGACAATTCCAAAAACAAAATTTATTGTTTCTTTTACGACGAGTCCAACGCGAATCAATAAATGTGGTCCGATGATACATAGTATATTGGATCAAACCAGAAAACCCGATTTATTTTTATTGAATATACCGGAGGAGTTTCAGAGAACGGGTGAATCGTATATTGTACCAAAATATATACGTAAAGCGCTTACTGTAAATAGGATAGCTACAGACTATGGGCCCGCTACAAAAATCGTACCCACTGTAACGTATCTAACTGATCCTAGTCGATCAAAAGATTACGATCCAAAATATACTCGTATCATTTATCTTGATGACGATATTGCATATCCGAAAAAAATGGTAGAAACATACGAACGAATGATTCCACCCAATGATGATAACGTATGGACATCGACTGGTTTTGATTTTGTCAATTTGCAGTTAAACGGAAAACGTATGCATAAAGACATTGCTACCATCGCAGAAGGATATGGATCGGTCTGTGTAAAGCTTAATACGTTTGGTGACGATTTTATGGAGTATATGACACGTTATACATCCAAAGACAACCAGATTTGTCGTTTGTCAGATGATATTATTTTGAGTAACTATTACCATCGACGTAATGTTGGTATTTATATTATGAATCTTCCGGGATTTCTCTCGATACAGGATATTTGGGATGAAAGAAGAATTATGGATTATGGAAATGAAGCAGACGCACTTCATATGGGAGCGAATGGAACGTCGGATAACAATGTAGACCGATATAAACGCGTAATCACCGCACTTAACAAGGCAAAAGATCGTAAATTTGATATTTCATTTATTACAACAGAGACAGATTCAGTGACAGGTGTTGTACGAAACACGTTAGTCTATCGATAATGCGGATTGCATGTAATTATTATTTATTAGTATATAATAATTACGTAGTAAATATGGTAAAATCGAAGCTGAATTCAAATGTTAATTATCATGAATACTCGCATTTAGAAGAAGAGGATTTCAACTACAATACACCATTATTCCAGGTTCAGTTATTACGTGATCCACAAAAAGTAATTATTGGTCTAGGCCAGTTAAACTACAGTTTTGCAAAGAGATATAACGTAGTATATGCACCGGTATACTTATTCAATGTGGATATGGAGTTTATGAAACAAATCGGAGTCTATGAAATGCCTTCGAACCAGGTAAAAATGGATGAATCGGGCGATCTTGATATCCACCGTCTAACTCCGTTATTGTACGGGTTTGTGAATACAGAATTACTTCGAAAATCACGCGCCAAAGGTGGAGTCAACCATGCGGACCCCCCTTCCGACCCTAAAAAGGAAGCAAATGAAGTGAAGGAAATCAAGAAATCTCTCGGAAAGCCGATTCCGCCTTCGTCTTCGTCTAAGCTAACAGATGCAGATGGTGACAGTAGTGATGACAGCATAGATGGAAGTTCGGATACATTATTTGGGATAGACGCGCGTCAAAAACACTTGCTATCCGGTGCTTCTATTCTGCCTCTTCAAACGAAGGAACAGTCGGAATTGGAACGTCGGCAATATAAACCCAATCCCACCACCGATCTTTGGATTCAAAAGTATCTGCGTAATAAGTATTTTAATTTTATTGACAACGAAGGTGGAAGCGACGGTTTTTTTGCAGTGATACGCGATGCACTTTTAACACAAGGGCGAACAACAACCATTCTAGAGCTTCGTAAACAACTATCCGAGGAAGTTACGGATGAAGTATTTCGAGCGTATCGAGAAAAGTTTGCGCTTTATCATTCACTTACACGGACACAAACACGAGAAACAAAAGAGCTGGTCAGTAACTATAATGATATGAAACGCCGTATTTCATCGATCCATGATCGAGCCCAACAGCAACTCATGATTGCTGGTGCAAAAAAACTGGTCGCGGAACATACATTGAAACACGATGAAATGAAATATACGAAGATTCTCTCGTCACAGTATGATTACATGCGTGAAGTTCGATCAACACAACAATTGAAAGAGCGAATGATGACATCGATTTACTGGCCGGATGCCTGGGCAATTGCTACCATGGAGCGGGTATTAAATATGAAGTTTGTCATGTTTTCGAGAGATGCGTACGAAGCAGGAGATATTGATAATGTGTTGTTGTGCGATAACGGTCTAAGCAGTGATGTTATACAATCGAAATGTGCAGTATTTGAGCCAACTGCGTATATATTGATCGGGAAGGGCACTTCACTCACAAAGGCAGCATCTATTCCAGTTGAAATGATGACGGGTGGCGCTAGTGCACGTGCACGTGGTCGAAGCAGGAGTAGAAGCCCGCGGCGTCATCTTCCCGATTCCAAATCTGCGAATTATACACTTATTACATACAAAACGCACGGTGTTCTCGCATTCTCCGAACTTCCGTATGATATCAAGTTGCTCATAACGACGAAATGCTTGGAGAATCAAGTATGCGGTTATAGCGCTATTCCGCAGTTCAAACTGTTTCAGCGTGAATTGGGAATACGAGTGGATGATATACCGAATGAGAGTCTCGATGACTTATTGGAGGAAGTTCATATTGGAAATGGTAGCAACAGTCAAGGGACAAGATCTGGTGCACACTTATATACACCGGATATCGTGTTTCAGTTTTACGCAAAATCTAACCCAAATGCTCTTCCTGGAACTGGTGCTGGAGAAAAAATCCCTGAGACGGAGAAGATTCATTTTCATAAACTCGCAACGTTTGATAACTGGCGACGCAAACTCTCTAATTTTTGGAATGAACCGTTTATGCTAGATAATCATACATGGCAGAGTGTAGAACATTATTATCAAGGGAGCAAATTCAGAAACAATAATCGTGAATTTTACTTGAAGTTTTCACTGGATTCGCGTTCTGAAATATCATCCGATCCGGTTCTTGCGAAAGCAGCTGGAAGTAAAAGTGGAAAGCTGAATCATAGTACTATAATTCGACCATCACGGATAACGATCGACCCAGATTTTTTTAATCATGGACGGAGTGAACGAGAGATGGAGAATGCCATGTTCGCGAAATTCTCTCAGAATAAGAATCTGAAGGACTTATTATTAGCAACACGAAATGCAAAATTGGTACATTACCAAAGAGGGGCTCGCCCAGAAGTATACCAAAATCTTATGAGGGTCCGTCAAAAATTGAGAACAGGCGCTGGCACACGCTGACATTTCAGCAAACGCTGAAATAGCTCGTAAAGACTCCTTGTAGTACTGCAAATACCAACATAATCACGACAATACGCACCCAGTCTGTGGTTGACGGATTTGTAAAGTGATATCCAGCAATGTCTTTGCCTCTTTCTGTTTCTTTCTTTTTTTCACTGACTCCCTCATGGAATTTACCAATATTGTAATGAATCACATTTTCAATGACATTTAATACAATAAATACAAGGAACGAAAAGACGAATATGTGGATTGTTCCTGGTTTGAAATATTTCTTAAAGATAAGTTCGAACATTGACTCGAATGTTTATATTATATTATAATAGGTACATATTATAGTATATAATATTATCCAATGTGGATCGAAGATGAGATTCAAAAAGACGTAGCTGGACTTCAGAAAACAATGCAAGATCTTCGTAGAGATTATATTGCACAACTGCCACGATCCATTCGTTCTCATATTCCCGAAAAGAAGGAGTTGACAACTGATTTTTTCAATGCATTTTATGATAAATTACGAACCGCAGAATACGAATTGTATCAGATTTTCACAAAGGACGTGAATAAACCCAAAGATCCGATTAAATGTGAGACATGTGAAACCAAATTAGCGTATCATATTACGGAAATCAAAAATTCAGCGAATGATCTTCCTCATCCACGTATTTTATCTGGATTACAGCGAACCTATGATATGCGACGAAACCATAATAGCGGTGGTGATGATGACCAGTATATACCGTACAAAGTATATTCATACATTCGAGAGAAATCCGAGTTTTGTATCCATTTTAAGACAATCATTCATGGGCGACAAGTATCGCTTCATTTTGTAACATTTCCCGAATCACACATTTCAGTATGCAGTAAACATAATAATTGGCCGTCAACATCAGGAGCATCGTCCTATTTATGTGCTTCAGAAATTGCAATGTATCAAGTTTACGCGTACAAAGTATTTATTTGGCTGTCAATTGTTACAGGTTTATCTGCCAGAGAATGTTCAGAGAACAGTCTGAATGTATATTTTTATATGACACCATTCAAAAAACAGCGACCATCGCAAGGTGCAACCGGTGAAGATGCAGTTCTCTCGGCGATACATGTAAACACAGGACTTACGAGAAACTGTGAAACAGATGGTGAGATCGTGGTATATCGTACGGAAGAGTGGTTCAAAGTGTTTGTACACGAATCTATGCACAATTTCAATATGGATTTCATAGATCAAGACATACACGCGGCAAATGAAAGACTTCGAAATACATTTTGCATTCCGCATGGGGATATTTTATTATTTGAAACATATACGGAAACATGGGCGCGAATTATAAACACCATGTTCGTATCTTATTTTGAAAAATCGCCATCTTCATCGATCACACAGGCGCATTTTGTTCGAACTGTGCGAGATAAAATAATGCAGAATTCGATTTTTTACGTGTATCAAGCGGTGAAAGTACTTGATATTATGAAACTCAGGTACGCGCATGTTACAATACAGTCTCCGGAAAATATGGAGGTGTGTCGAAAACGATACATAGAAGATACCAATGTATACGCATATTATATTCTTGGTGGTATTCTCTCGGCATATGCTCTTCCATTCATTTCGTGGTGTTGTCAACATAATACGGGTAAAGGTCGTGTTGGCGCGATACGATTTGCAAGAAACACAGGAACGCTTCCAAAGTTTGTAGATCTTCTAGCCGCGATATCGAGAGATCCAGTCGTGTTAAGTATGGTGGCATATATTGAAAAGCCGAAGATGCATTCGCATCAGATACACGGTTCCGCGATTGCTACAAAAACAATGAGAATGACGATAGACTGAATAGCATTTCATATCTGAAGTGCGTAAAATTGAATATAAATCGATATCGATATAATATACATCATTGATTTCATCTACGCTATCGTCATGTCGTCATTGTCGTCGTCGTCTCGTCCGGTTCCTCAAGCATCTACTGGAAGATTGGTTTCACTTACGGTAGATAACCCGAAATATCATTCTTATACTCAAGAGGATCAAACCATGCCCGCGTTGGTACCGACTGCGTGTGCAACCTTAACTGAGAATCATGACGCCGAAGAAAAAACGATGCTTTGGAAAAATATCGCAACTCTATTCATGAAGTCGGAGCAAACGGAGGATAATATGCAGAGCAATATTGCGAATCTAACGCGTGGATCGGATGAAATGTACCAGGAACTTCAAGAGCTTCGTGCAGAACTTACTCAAGTCCACGATAAGCTGAATGATTCGAATCTATTGTCGGATCGTGTGCGAAAATTGAGAAAATACGTGAACAAGAAATGCGAGAAGGTTCGCAGTGATGTAACTTATGGTGCATACAGTGCGAATGATGAGGTGTTTGCATACGTGAACAAGATTCGCGACGAGTTTGATGCCAAGGTGAAGACACTTGAGCAAGAGAATACGAAGTTGAAGAGAGAGATGGCGGACTTGCATCAGACGTACGACAGTGATTACGAGATGTTTGTTCGTCGTGAGAATGACTTGATGGAAAAGTTGAACCAAGCAGTTCAGACTTCGGAGAATATTTCGAAGAGACTCGTTGATTTTGAAGGGATTTGCTTCAAACAGATTCAGGAGGCACGCAATTTTACTGAGCAATATTGTTACCATATGTCCGGTGATTTGCGTGAAGAGTTTGCACGCGCAATTTCGAAAGAGGTTGAGTTTGAAAGCAAGGCGAGTGCTCAACAAGTACAAAATATGAATGAAGAATTGATCGAGTTGATCACGCGATCGAATCAGTATCATTCGCATCGTTACTTTGGAACAGTTGAGGATATTAAGCAGATTCGCGAGAACGCGGAGACGTTGAAGAAGAGTATTGGAATGGTCGATGCTGAGCTCTCTGACACCAAGGAGACGGTTGAATTCTTGAAAGATGAAGTAGGACAAGCTAGCAATGATATCTACGACATGAAAGAAGAGATGAGCGAATTGAAAGATGATGTCTATCGTGAATTGGATCGCGATTACTATGACTTGAAGGATTATGTGCGACACCGTATTCATAGACACAAGAAACAAGACCACGACTACGATAACCCCGCGGCAACGACAGGAGGAGCTCAAAATACACATGCTGAAACACACACAGGAATTGATATGATTGTAACTGAATATACGGATCCTGATATTACTGTAGAGGTCGAAGTACAGCAGCAACCTCGGCAAGTACCCGCCGCCGAAGCAACAGTTGCATCTCAACGTGTTACTCCGGTGGTTCCTGCTATAGCACATGAAGATCAGAATGTGATCATTATTGATGCAGATACGGTTGTTAGCGATGACGAAGATGAGACACCAGTAACTCACACTTGAAAATATAGTATCTGAAACAATACATATTGTGGATAAAATTGAATGAAATAATGTTTTTTTATGGTAAGAGTATCTTACCGTAAAAAGAAAAAGATGGGTATTCGTTGCTTGAATCGTTTTATACAAAACCGTTGTGTGAACGCTTCATTTCGCGTGCACCTCAAGGAATTTACTGGAAAAAGAATAGCGGTTGATACAAGTATTTATATGTACAAGTACTCAGGCGAAGGCGCTTTGCTTGAGAACATGTATCTCATGGGATCGGTATTTCGGCACTACAATATTCACGCGGTGTTTGTTTTCGACGGCCCCCCTCCTCCGCAGAAAACCGATCTCATTGAACTACGACGAAAGAAAAAAGAAGACGCAAAGAAACAATACGATACACTGGCGAAGATTGTCAAGGAGAAAAAAGAAGAGGTTGCAAACAAAACATCAACAGAAGTAACAACGACTGAAATTGATGATATCACTGAAACTATGCGAGAGTTGAAAAAACAATTTGTTCGCTTACGTGACTGTGATATAGCGAGTGTGAAAGAGCTGCTGGTCAGTTTTGGATTTGCGATTATTGATGCAGAAGGAGAGGCAGATGCATTATGTGCGAATTTGTCTCTGAAAAAACGAGTGGATGCATGTTTAAGCGATGATACTGACATGTTTGTCTATGGATGTCCGGTTGTTCTGCGAAACATAAGTTTACTCAACCATTCAGTGATATCTTATAACACCTCGGAAATATTGAAGTCACTGACACTGACACAACAAGAGTTTAAAATGATGTGTGTTGTTTGCGGCACAGATTACTCGAATATACACTCGTCTCATTCACCGGATTCTGTTTACCGGCAACTAGTCAAGTATAAGGCACTTTCACATAAAGAACAGGCGAAATATCATGATAGCGGCGGTGGATTCTATGACTGGTATGCAGCTCAGCCACGGAAGCCGACAAAAGCGTCAGAAAATAACGACAATGAGATTGGAGCAGTTACATACATATCAAATGAGGCGATGTTTGACGTGTCATCGATTTCAAATGGAAAACCATACAAACAACTCGTAGTACTCAACCGTCAGGATATTCATAAAAAGCGGATCATCGAGATTATGACGAAAGAAGACTTCATCTTCATCGACTCTTCGCCAAGTGACGAAACAATCATCAAATCACTTTCAACAGGAAAATCGTCCCTGACATCGTCACCCATATATGGAATATGTGTCGAATCACCGGATCAACAAGCCAGCCTCATTGCAAAAGAAGTATATGGCGTCGAAGATGTATCATCATTTCAAGAGCTGCACACATTACGCAAGAAAGCAAAACGGAGAAACAGCAATAGTGGTTATTAGTATTCGAATATGTTAGTTCTAATAAATCAAAAAATGAATATTTTGTTGATATTCATTTTTTAATTGATGCATTGAATACGCACATCGGGAATCGAACCCGAGTCTCATCCTTGGAAGGGAGGCGTTCTACCACTATACCATATGCGCTTTGTTTTGGTGAAGCTGTTTCACCGCATCTTTTTGGTTTTATTTGAGGGTTTTATATTATGGCGTCAAAGACCTTTCAAACCACAGATTTAGGCCTTGACAGCACCACCAGCGGCCGCAGCGGGAGCAGCAGACTTGGCGAAGTGAGCAGCCATGTACTTCTGAAGGTTGAAGTAAGTGAGCTCCTCACCCTTCTTCAGCTTCAAAAGCTTAAGAAGCTTGGCGTCGGGGTTGATCTTGCGACCATTGTCCTTGTCCTGCAACTTCTGGTTGCGGATGTAGGCGTTGACCTCACGAGTAACCTCAGTGCGGGCAAGAACACTTCCCTCGGGCTTGCCAAGGAAGGCAGCGAGCTCGTTGGAGATCAAAGTGGGCTTGACGAAACCAGAAGGAGCGCGGTTAGCATTGGTCTTACGGCGCTTGTTGGCCTTGTTGGCGGCGCGGAGCTCGCGAGCGTGCTGGCGCTTGAGCTCGTTGACCTCAGAGCGGATAGAAGCAAGAAGAGCCTGGGCGCTCTGAAGCTTGGTAAGAACGCTGCCGTAAAGAGCAGTGGAAACAGAGCCGTCAACCTCGGCGACGGGGGTGGAAGCCTCAGCACCATCAACGGCGGGGGCAGGAGCTGCAACAGGGGCAGACTCGGGGGCCTTGGCGGAAGCCTTGGGAGTAGCAGGCTTAGCAGCCTTGGCGGCAGGGGCAGCAGAGGCTGCGGAAGCGGCAACGGGGGCGGCAGAAGAAGAAGGAGCAGACTTAACCATCGGATTTGATTGATTATACACATATGAGTAATGTCTTTTTAAGTTGTTTTTGTGCATGTTTTTTGTATTCATGTTTCGGGTAGACAAATGCGTATCTTTCCATGGATTTTTACATAACTGCTTCATACAACCATGGTAGAGCATTTCTAGCATCCTGACTGACGATCGTAAGGGTAGCGAGTACATAAAATGCACCTAAGCATTGATCTTCTCTGGATACACCACGACGCACCATTCTCTCGATAATCGACACGCAAATCGTGCGGATTTCTGGATCGGTTAACAATGTGATTACATTCAGATTTACATGAACATTATTTAACATGAATGGATTTCCATTTGGAGGACAGATTCGTTCTTTCATTTCTTGTGACAAGTTGGCTCGATAATACCATATGTCATGCACATTACGGATAAATCGAATAAGATCTGCGCGCTGTAATGTAATAAACCATTCAGAGTCAGAATAATTTCCGAGCGTATTGATATGCTGGAATAAATCCACAATGAAAAGCTCTTCCTGTTTTTCTCGAGAAAGTCCACCACTTACTCTATTAGGATTTATCACATCGACTGGCTGTTCTTCTTCTTCTGAATCGTCTAGTTTTACAGATACGCGAAATCCTAACAAAGACCCATAAATAAGTTTCTCATAGAGGTTTTTTATGATTGACGCTGGAATCATTTTTCGATTGTACGGATTGGTTATATTTGGATACGAACTAATAATAAGATGAAAAATAGAAGCGATATGAAATCCGTAGACTTTGTCATCATTATCTCGATATGTAAATAATTCTGTTGGTTTTATTTCAGACAACTTGTCAAACGTATAAAAGTCGGTGTCGTTTACACATTCTGACGTATGTAGATACCCAGGTCCACATAAAGCCCGATATTTTGAAGAAACGAATTTTCTAAAAATACGCTGAATTCGAACAACATAGTATGACTGTTTCAGATAATTATAGACACGCTGTGTTAACTCTGGTTTTGTTCCAGATTTCTTTATTCCATAATACGTGCATAATGTTCGTAGTTCAGCTAATGTATATTTTGTGTTTTTCATTTTTTCATGTTCTGTTGGCTTAAAAATAATCACATTGGCTTCTGGTTCTTCTTCGATCATCTTTAATTTAGGAGATTCAGGTTCTCCATCGGTTTCTCTTATATTTGATGTCGTTGATGATTCCGAAGTAGAGGTTAATTTCATTTTCTTACGTGTTCGCATGTTATCACTTCGAGTATTTTGAGAAGATGACGCAGAATTTGTGTTTGTTGCATTTGTCATTGTGGACGATGCAATAATATATTCTACTGGACCAGCCGTACCTATTGTTTGTATTGTTGGTGGTACACGCTTGACTTTTATTTTACGCCCATAATACTTATATGGATTATCATAAAGACTAAACTGTAACAGTGTCATATATAATTTTTGTGTTTCAGATCGATTGTTCATAATGTTTGTAGCTGTAGTTGTAGACATAGTTGTACTCGTATTTGTAGATGACATATACGCTATGAAGCGTTGAACTTATAAATATATATAATCAGATAAAAATGTTTATATTATCTTTTATAACATAAAGATATTTTGTGATAGTATAGTATAACTGCTATTCAATGCGTGTTTCTTCATGCGTTCTACTCTGTCTCTTCTCGGCATCATTAGTATCCGGAATTGCGATACTTGATGTTCCTCTTCGGAATTCAGTTCCGTTCAATCCAGAAGAGATGAACTCTCCTTTTAATAAGGATCAAACGAAAATATATGATATGGCTGCAACCATACCGCACCGTGGAATAGATTCAATAAATTCAAATGGTCAAGAAGTAATTCAAGATCAAGATCAAGAATTAGACTTAGACACGGATAGTCACGACGAAGAGCATGCAGAGAGTGATGTCGAAAACAATCCAGTTAACGATGGAGAAGACTCTCACGAAGAGAGTGACGACGATGATGATGCAGAGAGTGATGAAGATGATGACGATGACGATAACGATGAACATTACGACGATAGTGAACAAACTGTCGATGCAGAGAGTGAGTTAGATGTCAATGCAGACAGCGACGAAGAAGATGCGGATAATGATGACGAAGATGCAGAGAGTGAAGGGTTAGATGACGAAATAGTTGAGGCCGATGATGATGATTTCAATGACACTGTTGATACGGCAGCAGTTGGTTCTAGTCGTAGATTGTTAAAATTTAAACGTATTGTAAAACAAGTGCAGCGTATTTTTCATTCTCCTAAGCCTGCTCCTGCTCCTGCTCCTAAGCCCGCTCCTGCTCCTAAGCCCGCTCCTGCTCCTGCACCTGTTGTCAAAGCAGCTCCTAAGCCCGCTCCTGCGCCTATCGTGGTGAAGCCAGCGCCGGTTCCAGTACCAGTCGTTAAGGCATCTCCTAAGCCTGCGCCGGTTCCTCTTCCTGCTCCTGCAAAGAAAAAGAAGAAGGGTGGCTTTCTTAAGAAAGGATTTTCAGCGATTAAGAAGGTCGCTAATAAAGTTGCTGACAAAGTAGATGATATTCCAGGTGCAGTAAAAAAGACAGCAAAAGTTGTTGCAAAAGTGGCAAAGGTTATTGCGCCGGTTGCACTACCTACACTTCAATTAATTCCTGGTGCAAATATTCCGTTGACGATAATCAAAACTGCTGCACCAAAGGTTACGCAGACATTTACGAAAATAAAGAGTGTGGTAGATAAGGTCAAGAAAACAAAAGCGAAAGTGGATCATGTAGTTAAAGCAGTAAAGAAAGTGTCTCCTAGTATAAAAGATGCAGCCAAAAAGATAACAAAAAAAATAGAACCGAAATTCAAGGATGCCGTGAAGAAAGTTGTAAATAAAGCTGTAAAGAAGGACGAACCGAAAGTAAAGGATGCGGTGAAGAAAGGTTCTGTTAAGATCAAGGATGCGTTGAAGAAAGCAGTAAAGAAGGCTGTTAAGAAGGCTGAACCGAAAGTAAAGGATGCAGTGAAGAAAGGTTCTGTTAAGGTCAAGGATGCATTAAAGAAAGCTGTTAAGAAGGCGGTTAAGAAAGCCGAACCGAAAGTAAAGAATGCATTGAAAAAGGTGAAAGGAGCTGTAAAGGTTGGAGTTGAAAAGGCAAAGTCTTTACTTCCCAAAGTAAACGGAATCAAAATTTATGGAAATTATTGCGGGCCGAATTACTGCGGAGGTCAGAAATTCAAAGGAGCTGAAGGCCCTAATTGTCGTTGGGGTGTTGCTCCGAAGGATTCACTTGATTCTTGCTGCAAACTTCATGATCAATGCTGCGGTACTCCTAGTTCACGAGGTACCAGTTGTAATAAAGAAATATTATCTTGTGTGAAGAATGCGAAGTGTACTGGTACAAGTTGCGCATTAGCACAAGCCGCGATGAAGTTGACATTTTCAACGATTAAAAATAAGGTTTGTGGCGATGTTATTGGTTCAAAGAAGGATAAGAGTAGTAAACCTGGTGTTACTTCATCTTCCATGTCATCGAGTGCTTTGCCCAAGATGATTGTGGATCGTACGAAAGTGAACGCAGATAAGGATGTTCCTGTTCGCCATAGTAAAGCGAGTTTCAAGAAGCCGAATACAGTTACTGTTTCTAAGTCGAGTAAGTCTACGACTGTTTCTGTATCGTCTCCTAGTGTTGAAGTTACTGCTACTGTTGAACCTAGTGAAAAATCAGAGGATGTCCCTGCTGATGTCCCTGCTGATGTCCCTGCTGATGTCCCTGTATCTTCACCCAAAGCTATAGCAGCAGACTCCAATACAGCTCCTTCTGTATCCTATGAGCCTTCTACCACACCTTCTGCTGCTGCTACCAGTGGTGATAGTGCTCCAGACATTTCTAAGGCTGAAACTGTCATAGGAAATACTGTGGCGGCTACTGGCACTACTGATTCTATGAAGAGTATTCCCAAAGAAGATGTCGTTAAGGAAATCAACAATGCTATTCCGAAGACAAACGGTCATCTTGATAAGCTTCAGACCAAACTGAAGTCGATCTTAACTGAAATGAACTCTGAACAAGTTAGAATCGAAACCGAAAATCGCAACAATTTTAATGGTGCAAGTGTTACCCTGAAGAACGAGCAACTTCGCCTTGAAGCATCTCGTAAGGAGATGAAGACGTTGTATGATGAAACGGAGCGCCTTAACGCTACAATCCAGACGCACTACAAGAAACTTATCGCGGATACGGATTATTTGCAAACCCTCGATGCGATGCGCCCTGAATTCTTGAAGTCATTGGGTGAACTTGCTTCTCATATTCAGGCAGTAAAGACAGTTGTCGATCAGAAGATCGTGAAGGATGAATACAAGGATGAGATGATCACTCTTCTTACCGGTATTCACTTGAACACCAACAATATCTCTGGTTATGTCGCTACAGCATTCATCAACCACTATAACAAGTATAAGAACCTTCTTAAGACGGAAGATACTGACTACGCGGAAGAAGTGAAAAAGCTGAGCAAGCTTGCAGCTGAATACAAGGCACAAGCTGAAAAGACGGAAGAGATTGAAAAGGAGCGCGCGCGTATTGAGGAGGTGTTGACAAAGTTCAAGAATAGTCTCACACTCTCTGTTTCTCAACGTGAAGAGTTTGATTTGTTAGTCAAAGATATTACTGCGATATTCAATCGTAGAGCGAGTGACCGGTGCTAAGGGTTACTTGAATATGTGATTTTAGCATTTGAATTCTAGTCCATCATAAAAAATTGATTTAAACGTTTATGATGAATACATATACCATCGTTCAACGTATCGTATCGTTCTACCTCGCAACACACAATGGCTTCTGAAATGGTTATCCCCGGCGCTTCCTTCAATCCTCTTACTGACATGAAATACACCAAGCCCAAGGTGAATTCTGTCGGCGGTCGCAGTGTTGGTATCGTCAATGCAAAGACCAGTACGGTTCTCAATCTGTCGTCTCCTCTGATGCTCACTTGGGGCGTCAATGACTTCACGGATGAGAAGTCTGGCAAGGTAAGTTATGATCTCGCGCTCCAGTTTCCCAATGAAGGGTTCGAGACTCCTGCTACGAAGAAGTTTCTCGCAAATATTACTGCGTTTGAGAAGAGAATCAAGGAGGATGCAATCGCAAATTCGAAGGAATGGTTCAGCAAACCCAAGATGACTGCCGATGCAGTCGATGCTCTCTGGACTCCGATTCTCAAATACCCCAAGAACAAGGACACTCTTGAAGCTGATTTGACTCGTGCGCCTACTCTGAAGGTGAAGTTGCCTTTCTGGGACGGTCAATGGAAGGAGCTTGAGCTCTACGATGTCGACATGCAGCCGATCTTCCCTGATCCCTCAAATCCAGCCTTGTCTCCCAAGGATCTCATCGCGAAGGGCAGTCACATTGCAGTTTCGATTCAATGCGGCGGTATCTGGTTCGCGAATGGTAAGTTTGGTGTGACTTGGAAGCTATTCCAGGCAATCGTCAAGCCCAAGATGTCGCTGAAAGGCAAGTGCCATATCAAGCTCGATGAGGAAGAGAAGACGAAGATCGTCTCACAGGTTGTTCCTACTGATGTAGATGGAGATGCGGATGGCGGTGATCATGATCACGACAACGTGTCTGCGATCATCGAGGATGATGAAGAGGATGTAGCGCCTGTTGTTGCTCGAACACCATCTGCGCCAGTTGCGAAACCGACGCCGGTTGTTGCAGCCGCTCCTGCCGCCGCAGCCGCTGGTGGTGACGCTGCTTCCAAGAAGAAGATTGTTCGCAAGGTCTAAGTAAATAAATAACACGGGATCAGCAGGAGCGGATTATCAAATAGATACAGGTATGTTCAATTACGTTAACTCTGGTTAGTATACAACTTTGATACTCACACCATATTTGACAGATATTTCATTTTTTTACTTATCCTACCAAAAAATGAAATACTAAATATAATATAATCCAATATATAATATGTCCAACAACGATGTCCACGCATCAAACAAAATAGTTCCTATTTCGGAACCTACGGCGGAACCTACTACAGTACCCTCTGAAAGTAAGTGTACAAAAATAGTGTTAGAAGGCATCGGGTGGGCAGGAAGTTTATTGGTATTGTGTCCTTACGTGTTTACATTTGAAAAAACGATCGATTTTGTATTAAACACTCTTGGTGCAACTGGGCTATTGATTGTCTGTATTAAATCTAGACAATATCAATCTATCGTGATAAATGCAGCATGGGTAGTTGGCGGAATTTATAAATACTTTGCGAATAGTTGACTGCGAGTTTCACACGCCAGATACCAACCTCACGTTCGCGTATACATTCGCCCTTACACTTACCTTGTAGATATCACTTGTATTTGTACTACATTTTGCGATTCCACCACACCCCGGAACACTATCGACGCCTCGTAGAAGAACACATTGTCGCGTGTCTGACCGTAATGTGACATCGCATGCATGTAAATAGAAAACGATGTGGTGATTCTTGATTTCATCATCAATGTATACCGGCACAACCTGCCGAGTAAATAGTTCTAAAACATTCACGTCGAGAGATATGAATAGGTTATTATGATCGTCGAGAGATACATGGTCTGGGAGTTCTGGTTCGCATAATACGATGACTTCACCATTCCCAGGCTTATTAAAATGTAACTCCGTATGCCATAGTGGAATATAATACGTCTGCTCGCATTCATGAAGAATGTATACTCGATCAAGTAACATGTCCAAAAGAGATGGATTCAAACGAACAACGAGATCATCACTTGTCTTTTCTTCCACGATCGTAGTAAGTTCTTCCATGATCTCTCGAGAGATTCCAAATAGATCCTGGTTTTTCGAGAGAATTTCATACATTGTAAGAGATGTTTGCTTGTCCATTGTACGGAACATCGTAATTCCAGATTGAATCCCTTTTGTAATAATCATGTTAATAAGTGAATGTACCGCCTGGTTTGCATTTGTTTCTATATTTCCGCCCCCAGCCCCGTTGGCCGTCGACATTTTCACGAGAATCGTCTGAATAAACATCTGAAGAATCGAATCATAGCTGTTGATTTCATGACCGAATCCACCACCACAACTGCCATCAGATTCATTCGAGTAAAAATAGTCCTTCACGCGTTTATGCGCGTCGTTGATCTCTTTGAATCTCTCGGTTGTGTCGACGTCGCTATGGTTGTCACCCCCATCAACCGTTGCTTTATCTGGATGAAATTTAAGTGCGAGTAAATGATACCGTTTGTTTAACTCTTTGACCGATTCAGGTGCAACACCATCAGGGAACCCGAGTATATGCAATGACCGTTGAATTTGTTCTGGGAAAGGATATGGTATAGAAAATGAATAAGAATTAGGCATGTAATGATGGCGATGACGGAAACTGATGCTTGTATCCGTGTATCTTACATACTAATAATAAGACGAAATTCTCTAAATGATATATCGGGCGGTAATTATTATTGAAATACTGAAAAAATGTGTAGATTTGTATCATGATGTCATCCATCATCGTTGGCAATAATGATCCATTCTTGATCAATCGACGCAGTATAAACCACACGCATTCTTGGATGTTGATGTCATAGGTAAGTAAGTCATACAAACGTTCTCTCAGCGCATCATATTTTAACTGTGCATCTGGCGAGAGAATGATCTCCACAATACAATTGCATATATTTTCATGCGGTTCAGTGAGATCCATCATATTTGATTTAAGTGCTTTGATACTGGTGATTGTTTCTAATGGAAACTTGCTTGTTAAACGAACGGGTGTTTCTTTGATAATATCAGTCGGTGTTGTCGGTGATGATGGTGATTGCGTTGCGGTTGGTGGTGCTATGGTTTTTCCACTTTTTTTCGCGGAACTTCCTGCGCTACCGCCTCCGCTATTCAACGTGGAGGCAGATGATGACGGAAAAAGGCATTTGTTATACATTGTTGCAGTTGGACGCTTGAATGGAATCATTTTACAACGGTGAAGTATATTATCCGGCAAAAAACTCACATGTTCTGACAAAATGACGAATTTAAGATTGTCTGACATGTAACTATAAAACGTCTCGAGTAATTCACTATGTATCCTGTGGAAATTCTTACACATCACAAACGCAGTTGTGTTTGACCGTGAACTCACGATATCTTGGATTTGGTTGTAAATTTCATTCCATAAGTGTTTGGAGTTGCAACCTAGAAGCGACATATCTACTTCAAAGTGACTGTCACTTATTTTTATGAAGAATGTGTCTTTGTTGTATGCCACCGCAATTCGTTTCTCATATTTCAAACGCGATGGACTATATCGAGATATCATATATAATGCATGACTATACTTACCAACTCCACTTGGACCATACATGATCATACTAGGTAACGTTTGGATATCATGCGGAAAGGTAGTAATCGTTTTTTTTATAATCGGATGAAGTGAATATTCGTCTACTTTTTTCACGTATTCGTTGAAATGTGTTTCAAAGAATTTCATCGGATGGACAGATGGAATCACGCGTAGACAATTATTATGTATCCGCGGTTTTGATTTATACCAATTTTCGCGCGAAACTTCGAAAATGGATACAATCGATTCCATTCCATTCCATTACCAAAGCAATTTATCCGCCAACCATCCATTACTCCATTTGACATGACGATCCCTCTCATGGCGCATTTTATAGAGACGACGACGTGTTTTTGCATAAGCAAGCCCGCGAGTACGAATGTAGGTCGGAAAATCATTCATACCCGCTGCGCCAATACTGGCGATTTTACGTGAATTACGATAGACATCGATTTTCTTTTCAGGATCGGTGGATGGTTTTACTACGACGCCAATTTTACGCGCCATCCTTCGCGTATACTTTGTAATATGGTACTTCATTGCAATTTATAATACATTGACATATTTTTTATTGTAATTTTGCTTAAACCCATTCGTTTATGATGTAATAGGTCGACGGTATACAAATATGAACGTGGTGATTAATCCAAATGAATATACAGATTCGCGTCTTTATTTCACAGAGAAAAGAGCAAATACTCACATCGCAAACAGTATATTTAATCGAATTACGTACTCTACGAATGATTTCATCATGAATGGTATTTATATTCAGTTTGAACTCTTCATTAAACAAATTGATCAGAATTTTAATAGTAATATCTACAATTGTCATTTTGATCCACAGCATGAACATAACCAGATCATGTTGACTATATTTGACAATATTGAAAAGAGTATCTTGAATAAATGGATACAATTACAACACCACACGACTAACACGCTAACGTCAATTTCACAACCGAATATGAACAGTGATATCATACAACAATTACGTAGTGGGGTAATTAGTGTATGGAAACACGATATGATCACGCATGACAAGCCACAGTTTCAGCATTTTATCATTAAAATCTCGGGTGTATGGGAGAATGATGTTGGGTGTGGATTGACGTATAAGTTTATCTAGGTTTTTTTCATTACTCCATCACCTGAACGGTGATTGCGTAATGAAAAAAATAGGCAG